GGCGAAAATGTTGGGGAATACGTCGGCATTCGCATGCAATATATCCCCGAATTTGGCAACGGTGTTGAAGGCATCGGGGCTGCAAAGAAAAAGATGTACGAGGCGTTAAACCAGATCGCAGAATTTGACGGCGTTTCAACAGCGCGCTATGTTGAATATGACACGCAGGTCGCGTTCAAGGGGGACTATGATGCCGTCATTGCAGGAAGTCTACCAGGAGATCGTCGAGCATCTTGGGTCGGAAAGCAAAGCCGCGAAAGCGGTCAAGCAGCAGATCGAGGCGAAGGCGTACTCAAAAGGGCAGTCGGCGGAGCGGTTCTTCATCGCCGGGCAGGTGGGTCAGCCAGCGTCGAAGCCCCGCAAGCAGGCGTAAACATTAACCAAGCCACGCAGGAAGTCCTGTCGGAAATCCGGCAGAAGGCCGACGAAGGCGGGTTGGATCAGCGCAAGATCGCTTATCTGATCCGCATGTCGTCCACCGGCACCTTCAAGCCAGAGAGCGCTTACAACTTCGCCGGTGAGATCCTTGAGGGCGACCTTGAGGCCATTCGCGATCGTTTCGCCAAGTTCCCGCGCACGCTCCGCATCCTGTCGCGCCTTGATCGCGTGCTCGGTGGCGAAGCCGGACGTCAGTACGGCGTCGCAGCCAACGAGCGGCAAGATCGCCCGCCGGTTCCCCTTGATGGTTCGGCTGAGGGCTTTGCCAAGGGCGGCAAGGTGAAGGCGCGCAAGCCTGCTCGCATGGGCAGCAAGGGCGCTATGGAAGAGTTCGCGGCCGTCGCTGAGCGCATGTATGGCGCTGAGGTCGCCAAGAACATCATCGGCAGGTCTGGCACGAGCCCGACCAAGGTGATGTTCGCCATGAACCAGTACGCCAAGAACCTGATGCTCTCAAACCCGCAGCGTTATGCGGCTGGGTACAAGGTGCAGCTCCGCGAGCTCAACGACATCGCCAAGAAGTACAAGATCGAAACGCGCCAGGCGTTCAATCAGGTGAACGACATTGAGGGCACCAAGAAAGATCTGAACGAGACGCTGAAATCCAAGCCAGCGCGTGACAATGAGGCCTTCTCTGATGCTATAAAGAGGCTGTTGTACATCTTGAGGTGATGGGGATCACATGAACATGCAATATGACGACGCAATCGCGGCTTTGGTCGAGAAGCTGAAGAACGACAGCACGCTGGTCGAGAGCGCGCAGAAGCTCACCGACGCCGACAAGATCCGGTGCTATGACGACAAGCTGCCTGCTGACCTATTGGCAGCCGCCATTCTCGACGTTGAGAAGCGCGGCTGGCAGTATGGCTGGCGCTCGAACAAGAAGATGGGCTTTGGCCACTGGAATATAGTCCTATCTGACAGCAAGGTGGAGCGCGAAGAGGTCTACCACGAGGTTGACGACAGCATCCGCGCCTTGTGGGACTTTATCCAGCCTCGCTTCATGCCGACGACGCCGGTTCTGGTGCGCGCCTACGCCAACGCCCACACGTTCGGGGTCGAGGGCTACATCCACCGCGACAGCAAGTTTGAGACGGACGAGACGTGCATCATTTACTACGAGCCTGACTGGCGCGCTGAGTGGGCGGGCGAGACTGCGTTCTTCAATGAGGCGCAGGACGACGTTGTCCGGGCCGTGTTGCCAAAGTATGGGCGCATGACAATCTTCCCCGGCAATATCCGGCACGTTGGCCGTGCGGTGTCGCGCATTTGCCCTGTCGCCCGCCGCGTTCTGGTCTTCAAGGGGCGCCCGAAATGAGCAAGCGCCACGTCCTGATCAAGGCCCTGCGCCGTGTTGGCGCCTTCAGGGTCAAACATAACCGCGAGCAGAACCTGACGCTGGGCTTGCACCTGATGAACACCTACGACGACCTCAAGAGGAGGGGTCTGGACGAGGAAGTTGCCCTCGCCGGCGGTCTCCACTCGATCTACGGGACGAACGCATTCAAGCGTGCTACTCTAGGCCCCGAAAAGCGTGTGGTAATCCGCGAGCTCTTCGGCGATCGTGCTGAGCGTCTGGCGTGGCTGTTTGGCCAGATCAATCGGCCCAAGGGGCTGGAGAGCGGCGACGTTCGGGACTGGAAGACGGGGGAGCCGGTCGAGATTGCAGACGACGACCTGCGTGATCTCAAGTTGATTGAGATCGCCAATCTGATTGATAATGGCGCCCAGCTCTCCAAGTATCCCAATCTGGAGCGGCTTCTCAAGGAATAGTAGGCACGACATGACCGACGATGACCTCAAAGCACTCGCAGCCAGGCTCCTGAAGCACTACGTCGCCGAGGGCGACGAGTTCGCGTGCAAGGTCATTGAGGCTATGCCGCTTGATCGCGGCGACGGTCTTGGTTCGGTCGTCATCACGCCGGAGGAGCGCACCCTCCTCAATATGCTGGGCGGGCCAAAGGGTAAAGAGCTCGAAGATCGTCCTGTTGGCGCCTATGAGGGCTGCGGCTGCGGCGACTGTGGTGACTGCGGCGATGGTGACGACGGCGACGATGCTGGTGGTGAGGGCGGCGAGGGCGGTGAAGGTGGTGAAGGTGGTGAAGGTGGTGAGGCCGGCGACGCTGGTGAAGCGTCCTCTGACGCAGCCGACGCCAATGCCGACTTCTCTGTCGATGCCTCGGTAGACCCCAATTCTGACGTCGTTGCAGAAGCTATTTCTGAGATGGTCGGCGACGTTGAGGCGGCTGATACCGATCTCGCCGTCAACGCTGAGGTTGCGGCGGAGGCGCTGTCTAATATCGGGACTGAAGTTGAGGCCGCCGACGTTAATTTGAATGTCAACGATATAGCTGCTGAAAACGCTACTGAAGTTAGCGCTGAGCTTGCATCCGACCCGGCGGCGGCTAACGCCGCTGAAGCGGCTGCGATGGCAGCAGCCGACGCCGCTCTCAATGCTGCCGCCGTCAATGATGCTCCCACTGTCAACGACATCCAAGATTTCACGGCTCAACTGCAAGAAGCCGCCGAGAAGGGTTACGCTGCTGAGTTCTTGGCCAACAATGCCGCTTATGCGGCAGATGTGCAGTCGGCTATCGCATCGTTATCCGCGACCCAAGGCATTGGCCTGCAAGGAGCTTTCAACTCCGCATACAATTCTGCGTATAACGCTGCCCTCAATGAAGATGTCAAAGCCGAAGTGAAGGATGAGGTGAAGGATGAGGTGAAGGATGAAGTCAAGACAGAAGAAGTTAAAGCAGACATACCCGGCGTTCTTACTAACGCGCAACTTCAAACCTTGAGCGAGTTCCCGGCTGATTTGCGCGACTCTGTACTCGCTGGACTTATGACCCTTGAACAAGCTCTAAGTTCTGTAACTATTGGCGGTAAGCCCGGAGATAAAACGACACAAACGGCCATTATCCCCGGTGCTGATACGATAGCAACGGATGTTACAGTCATTAGTGAGGACGAGTTTAACGCGCTCAACAACACGAATACCACGGCTGCTGCTGCACAAGCTGCTGCTGACGCTGCTGCCGCGCAAGCTGCTGCTGACGCCGCTGCTGCACAAGCTGCTGCGGATGCTGGCGCCACTACTGCTGGTGGCGGGACTACGGGCACTGGTGGAACCACTGCTGGTGGCGGGACCACGGGCACTGGCGGCACTACTGCTGGTGGTGGTAACGTCGGCGGAGGCGGTGTGACCGGCGGCGGTGTGACCGGCGGCGGTGTTACAGGCGGCGGATCCAATGATTATGTTCGGACCACCGACGAAGACAACAATGTTGTCTATAGAGACCAAGACGGCCGCACGTTGAGCGAGGCGGACTATAACGCTTTGTTTGGCACTGGGGTTACAGGTGTTACGGGCGCCACAGGTGTCACCGGAGTAACAGGCGTCACTGGAGTTACGGGAGTTACTGGAGTGACGGGTCCGGGCGCCACCGGGGTTACAGGTGTCACCGGCGTCACAGGAGTTACCGGAGTTACAGGTGTCACGGGTGTTACCGGAGTTACAGGTGTCACGGGTGTTACCGGAGTTACTGGTGTCACGGGAGTAACAGGCGTCACGGGCGTCACTGGGGTTACTGGTGTTACGGGTGTTACGGGTGTCACGGGAGTTACCGGCGTCACAGGCGTCACCGGAGTAACCGGAGTAACCGGAGTAACCGGAGTCACGGGTGTCACCGGAGTTACTGGCGTCACCGGGGTCACGGGAGTTACTGGCGTCACAGGTGTCACAGGCGTCACCGGGATAACTGGAGTGACGGGCCCCGGCGTGGATGACATCACTATTACGGGTACGACCGGGATCACCTCAATAACCTCAATCACCGGGATCACTGGCGCAACAGGGGCCACAGGGCCTACTGGGTACGAAAGCCGCTACCGCAGGCAGTATATCCCGTTCGCGGGGGATGCTGAGAAGTACGGCATCCTTGGCCCTGAGCACGAGTTCTACAAGATGATCGAGGAGCGCCGTCTGAAGGGAGTTACGGGATCGGATTGGGTTAAGGTCGCCGCTCGTGGCGGCGCCGTAAATGCCGACGCCTACTTCGCTGAAGGCGGCATGGCGTACAGCCCACAGAGCCCGCCGCAGCCGGGCGCTATGGCCGACAGATCCTTCCCCACGATGGCGTTCACTGACGGCCAGGGCGCTATTGGATACATCGCCGAGCCTCCGGGTCTGTCTCCTTATCAGTCCGCAGGTCGCGACGGCTTGATGCCTATGCCCAATGCGCCAAGCCCTGCCGCTGCCGCTCCTTCGATGGCGCAGCAAGGGCCATTGAGCGCGATCCAGAACAGAAATGCTGGTCCGTTCCCCTCACCCATAGGGCAAAACCCCAATCTGGGTTATTCTTTCGGAAATGGTCCACTTTCTGATCTCATGAAGAACAGATGATCTTTCAACGGATAGGCGAACAAAATGGATAAAGACGAAGTCGAAGAGGGCGGCATGGAGATGGAGGTCGATGAGACCCCATCTAGCGTGCAGGAGAATGCGGATGGGTCGGCGATTATCACGCTCGACGAGCCGCAGACGGCACAGAGCGCCGAGTTCTATGCCAACCTCTCCGAAGAGATGGATAAGCGCGCCTTAGCTGACATCTCTCAGCAATTGCTTGAGTTCATCGACCGCGACAAGGAAGCGCGCAAGCTGCGCGATACCCAGTACGAGGAGGGTCTGCGCCGCACGGGGCTTGGTAACGACGCGCCTGGCGGCGCTCAGTTCCAAGGCGCCAGCAAGGTCGTCCACCCCATGCTCACCGAGGCGTGCGTTGACTTCTCTAGCCGCGTGATCAAGGAACTATTTCCCCCAAACGGGCCTGTGAAAGAGAAGATCATTGGCGAAGTAACACAAGCCAAAGTCGAGAAAGCTGATCGTAAACAGAAGTTTATGAACTGGCAGTTAACGACGCAGATGATCGAGTTCAGGTCTGAGCTTGAGCAACTGACGACGCAAGTTCCGCTCGGCGGCGCCCAATACATGAAGATGTACTGGGACGAGCAGAAGAACCGCCCTGTGGCGATGTTCATCCCGATCGACGACGTCTACCTGCCTTACAGCGCTACCAGCTTCTATAGCTCCGAGCGCAAGACGCACGTCCAGTATCTGACGAAGCTGGAGTTTGAAAAGCGCGTTGGCACGGGCATGTATCGCGACATCAATCTGTCGTCGCCGCAAGAGCCGACGCAGACCGCGGCAGCCCGCGCCAACGACAAGATTGAGGGCAAGAGCCAGACGTCCTACAACGAGGACGGCCTCCGCACGGTCTTTGAGATCGCGTGCTCGCTCGACTTTGAGGATAACTTCGGCATTGCGCCTTATCTGGTCACGATCGACGAGACGACGCGCGAAGTGCTCTCGGTGTATCGCAACTGGGAACCAGAGGACCAGCAGCAGGAAGAGCTGATCCACATCGTCGAGTTCCCCTTCGTGCCTTGGCGCGGCGCCTACCCAATCGGGTTGCCGCACATGATCGGCAGCTTGTCGGCTGCGGCTACAGGCGCTCTGCGGGCCTTGCTCGACAGCGCGCACATCAACAACTTCCCCGGCATGTTGAAGCTGAAGGGCGGCACCCGTGGCGGTCAAACTGACCGGATCGAGCCAACGCAAGTTACTGAGATCGAAGGCGGTGTCGGAGTAGACGACGTTCGCAAGCTGGCAATGCCAGTGCCGTTCAATCCTCCGAACCCAGTGCTGTTCAGCCTGCTTGGGTATGTTGGCGACACCGCGCGCGGCGTTGTCCGCACGACGTTCGAAGACTTCAAGCAGTCAAGTCCGAACCAGCCTGTGGGCACGACGCTTGCGATGATCGAGCAGGGCATGACCGTGTTCTCGGCCATCCATGCCCGCTTGCATTCCTCCATGCAGATGACGCTCAGGGTTCTGCACCGCCTTAACGCCAAGTACATCGACGACCAATACGTCATCGACGTCACCGGCGAGGAGATGGTGAAGGCGAAAGACTTCCAGGGCGTCATGGACATTGTCCCGGTGTCTGACCCCAACATCTTCTCTGAAGCCCAGCGTATGGCTCAGATGCAGATGGTCTTGCAGCGCTCTGACGTTCGCCCTCAGCTCTACGACGCACGCAAGGTCGAAGAGCTGTTCCTAGAGCGCACCAAGATCCCGAACGCCAAGGATCTTCTGGCCAAGAAGCCAGAGCCGATTGAGCTTAATGCGGTGAATGAGAACCTTGCGATGACATTGGGGCGGCCTGTTGCTGCGTTCCCGATGCAGGATCATCTGGCGCACATTCAGGTGCACATGGATTACCTGACGTCGCCGGTGTTCGGCATGAACGCCTTGATCGGCCCCGTGTTTATCCCCGGCGTGCTTCAGCATCTGAAGGAGCACATGGCGTATTGGTACTCGCTCTACATCTACGAGCAGGCCAGCGCAGCCACCGGCGTGCCGTTGGATGAGTACCTGAAGGGCAAGGATCAGGAGATGTCGGCGGAGCTTGATCGAACGCTTGCTATGGCGAGCCGTCGGTATATGCCGGAGGTTCAGGAGAGCCTTGCGGGCTTGCCGCCGATCATCCAGCAGGCGATGCAGGTAATGTCCCAGATGGGGCCGCAGAAGCCTGTTGACCCCGCCCAGATCCTCCAGCAGGAGACGCAGCGCAAGGCCCTGTCTGATCAGGCAAGGGCGCAGTACGATCAAGAGCGCCTTGCTATTGAGCGTGAGCGTCTTGCCCGTGACGCAGCTCTTGACCAGATCAAGATGCAGGAACGCCAGATGGAGCTCGATACGAAGCTCGCCATCAACCGTGAGGACAACCTCACGGCCAAAGAACTTGCCGTGTTCGAGGTCGAGCAAGGCGTCAAGACGGCCTATTCAACGGGTCGTGGCATTAACCCCCAGCCGTAAGGATCTACTATGGACAACTCTCTCCTCCCCCAGCACAAGCGCCTCGCAATGGGTTTGGCCGTCAATGACGTCCCAACCGGCAAGAAGATGATTGGCGACGACCTTGCCAAGCACGCTCCCTACGGCATCAACAAGGTCAAGGGCACAAGCGACAAACATCCTAAGAGCGGACTAAAGTCCTTTGAAGCTAGGAAATAAAGCCTTGACAGGATGGGGACATGCTTGAAAAGATCATCTCGGCGCTACTCGAAGAAAAAGATCGAGTAGCGCACGAGACTATGCAGCAGCCAGGCGACGGCTCGTTATTCGAGTACGGGCGCCGGGTAGGACATTACGCAGGGCTAGATCGCGCACTCGCGATTATTGAGGAGTCCCTGTCCAACGAGGAAGGTGAGGAGCATGACCAGCGACGTCGTGTTGCCAAAAGAT